ATATAAAGAACCAATGAAAATATAAAAGGAGATAAAATGGCAAGATTTGATAAAGCCTTTAAACAACCATATGAGGTTATAGCAACTAGATTTTCTCAAGATAGAGGAGATTGCAGTATTATTTACAATAAGAATAGCGAAATATACTATATTGGTATAGGAATAAATGTAGATAATATCAAATATGGCGGTGATTACGGTGTAAGAGAATCAGCAACAAAAGAAGATGCTTATAATGAATTATATGCTTTAACTGATTAAGATGAAAATTAAATCAAAAAATAGAAAAGCCAAGTATGATTACTTTCTAAGCGATTTCTTAGAAGTCGGTATTGTACTCCAAGGCTATGAGATAAAGATTGCGCAGGAGAAAGGTATAGACCTTACAGGCTCCTATGTAAAGATTATAGATGGAGAAGTGTGGCTGCTTAATGCTACTGTTTCAGGAGTGAATTTTAATAAATTCTTTAATAATCATAAACTAGAAGACTATCCTATTATGAAATCAACATATGAAGATGCCACTAGACCTAAGAAATTACTTTTACATAAAAAGCAAATACAGAAGTTCGAGAAAAAACTTGTTAAAGGTACTACACTAATAATCACTGAAGTATATTCAGATGATAACAATAGAATAAAGTGTACTCTTGCTTTAGGTAAAGGTAAAAAAGATTATGATAAAAGAGAGGCGATAAAAGAAAGAGATTTATTAAGAAAAAACTAAGCTATATTTGGCTAAAATAGAATAAAGGAAATAAAATGTTAATACCAAAAAATTATATATTAAGTAACGAGATGGCGGTTAAGGGAAATATTCATATTGCAAATTTTAGCATGTTTGTATCTGATATTGAGAGAAGAAACATTAAAGATACTGTTTTAAGAATAGGAACTTGTACATTTTTAAATTCAAAATCTGAGTATTTACCAAATAACTTCTATAAAATAATCTATAAATTTAAAGATGAATTTACTGATTTTAGCGATAAAGTGGTAATACCTGTATTTGTTAAAGAGTTCAATTGTCCAGAAAAAGATATGTTAAAAATGCCATTTAATCCAAGACCGGTAACTGTTCAAGGCAAAAGATTTATGCAGTTTGATAAAGAGTTTTTTGACTTATTCCAAGATAAAGTAGTCACTAATATCAATCAAAAAGACTATATAGAGTGCAAAGAAAATGGTGATATAGATGGTGGATTTAAACTATCTAATGACAATTACTTAGTTTGGTATTAGATATATCAGTATAAATACTATAAAGGACTAATAATGGGGTCACTTAATGGTATTAATACTAGGAATTACTCTCAAAAAACTAACTATAAATGTGGAAGTTCTGATTTAGATATATTACCTTTTTTTATTCAGACTATGAGTATACCAGGTATTAACTTCAATTCTCCTGAAATAGGTGGTAGAACTGGTTCTAAATTTAATTTAGCTTCTGATAGTGTTACTTTTAATAATCTTTCGTTAGATATTGTTCTAGATGAAGATTATCTTGTATATAAAGAAATAATGAATCTTATTTTTAGTAAAATAAATGTAGAAACAGGAACATTCTCTGATAATATTTTCAGTCTTTGGGTAGAAATGACTGATGATATGGGTAAAACTGTAATGAAAATTGAATATAATAATTGTAGATTTGAAAGTGTAGGTGATATTCAACTTGATGTAATGGATGATAGCACTGAAACAACTTTTAGTGTTGATATAAAATATGATTACTACTCTATAATCTATTCAGATAATACTCCAACTCTTAGAGTATAAATACAATATTAATTATAAAGGAAATTAAATGATTTCACAAAAAGATACTGCTATATATTTAGAAAATCCAAATATTCAAGAAACTACTGAAAATGATTGGGTTAGCACACAAGATATATTAAAATATAAACCTAAACCTATTACTGTTGATGATGAAAGCACAAACACTACTTTAAGAACTTATGACCAAAATATTAATACAGGTGATGCTGTTTGGGTATATAATGGACAAGATGGAGGAAAATTAGGAACATTAGGAAATATTACAGATTTTCCTGGAGAAGTTCAAAATCTTGATGAAAAATTACCAATAGAAATGACAATATATTCAGATGAATTTAATGGATATATACCAACTAATATTAAGTTCAATAATAATAATGTTTTAACTGTAACAGGGTTTGGTACTTATGTTGTTTATACTGTTCAAAATATCTATACAGGTGAAGTTTTCATTCCTGATTACACTAAATTATTTGAAAATACTGAAGATATTGGAGTTGAAGGTGCTGGTGTAGGTGCTGTTACTGCTGTAAAAATTGATGAAAATTCTGCTGGAGTTATTATAGGTTATAATAGAAAAGTAATGTATTTCAAATTATCTAATACTGGAACAGTTCTAGCAAGTAAACAATTAACAACAGAACTTCCAACAGATAGATATTTTTCACTTTGGAGTATTTCATCAAAACAAGCTGAAGGATTTCTAAATGGTTCAGATATATCTATATTTTTTGAATGTGCTACAACTGGACCGTTATTTTTTAAAACATTTTTCATGAAATTAAATGCTCACACCGGTGCTGATGTAACAGCATTGACTGAATTGTCTATTGATGGTGTTTCTATGACAGGAGTTCAATCAGGTTCAAACATTCTTATATTCAATGTAGATGGCAATAAAAATATATATAGACATACTTTTAATACATCTGGAGCATTATCTAATTCAAATGTAATATATACTGGTCCAAGTGCTAATGGTGATTATGATTTTTATCAAATGTTCAGAGTATATAAATTAAATAATGGAAAAATAGGATTGTCATTTAGAGACAAAAATGCTAATGAAAATGGTAGATATGATAACACTATATTATTATTAAATTCTTCAGGAAGTAGAATAACATCAAAATATGTAGGAGATTCAAGTTCTACTAGTTTTTCTCCTGTTCTACATGAATACAACGATAAAGTTTTTTGTTTATTTAATAGTTCTAATAATGAGTTTTCTTCCAAATATGAACTATTAAATGCTAATAATTTTTCTACAGAAAAAACAGCAGATGTTATATGTAATCATTATTTAAGTGGTGGTGGTGCTGTATTTGAAGGAGAAGATTCAGATTCTTTAGTAGTTTATTATGGTAGTCAAGATTGGTATAAATTATATCCTGATAATGTTCACACTATTCCTGACGGACATGATATTGATATATCTTCTTACAATTTGAATTATAAACCTGTATCTGCTGGTAAACATAGTGCTGTTAATGTTAAAAGATGTTTAGTTAATACTGAAGATGAATTATTCCCTTTTAATTATCCTTTAACACTTGTTGTAGCTAATACTAATACAGCACAAGTTACTGCCGATAAAAATAATGCTATAAAACAAGGTGATAAATTGTTATTTGATAACTCTAATTTAGTTACAATTAATCAAGTGAATATTTCAGGAGATGGTCCCTATACATATAACATATTTTTTGACGAACAATCACAAGTTCCAACAGATATAGACATTCCATCAAATTTCACTGAACCTGTTATATCTAATTTAGAGATATATGATGGTGATATAGTTACAAGAACATATGATAAAGTTGAAGAGACAGGAAGAGTATATCAAAGAATGATAGAAGGCGATATTGATTCAAATGTTGTAGAAATAAAGACTAAAACACAAATAATAAATTAATATAAATACATAAAAAGGAAGTATAATGGCTACTAATGATGGTTATCAACCATATCCTACGGGATTATCAGCTAGTGAATTTGTAGCTGGAGTTAATAGAGTAATAAATTTAGATACAGAATTAGCAACTAAAGTTACTATATTTAGTTCTGTGGATGAACCAACAACTGCTACAGATTCAGATTTGTGGAGAAATACAAGCACAGGTATATTATATAGAGCTACTATAGAAGACGGAATAACATTCTGGTTTGAAGCTTAATAAAAGGAAACATAATGATAGATAAATTTAAATTTAAGGGTCACTTTAGTATTCAAGCATTAAATAAAGATAATGAAGTAATTAGTGAATATATAGATGATAATATGATAATGAACTTATCTAAATTATCAGCACCAGAAATATTTGCTGGTTTATCAACTTCAAAAAGTATTAATAGATTAGTTATAGGAACTAAAGGAGCTAAAGACTCAGATATTTTGACACCTAAAGATTCTAGTGACGGTTTTATTAATTCAAGAGATAGAATGTTTTCTGAATATAGAGTAATAGAAGATGGTGAAGTTCATAATCTATTAAAAGGTGACGTTATTAAATATAATGGAACATTAAATTCTTCAGCAACTGTTGGTAACTATTATGAAAATAAAAATGCTACTATAACTTCTTTTGACCCTGATACTTATGATTTTTCTTTGCTTGAAGATTTAGGAACAACTGAACCTTATAATTATGGAATTACATATAATTTACCTGGAACTAATGGAGATTATTCAAGTTCAGTAGAAGATGATAATGGAGATTTTGGTGGAAATACTGTTCAAACCACTGTTAATAATAATGTATTAGAATTTGAATATTATATTGATAATAATGTAGCCAATAATACAGGGGTATCTTATATTAATGAAGCTGCTCTTTATGCTAATGATAGAATATTTTCATTTAAAACATTTAATATGAAAACTAAAGATAACACTGTATCTTTAAGAATTAATTGGAAAATTATATTTTAAGAGATTCTTAAAGAATCTCTATTGAACGAACTCAGGTAAGATTGAAATTACATCTACAGGTTCGTCTATATTGCCTGCTTCATATTCATTTTGTAATCTTATAGCCTCTGCCCACACTGACCCTATCCATAATGATATAGCTTTACATTCATCATAAAATACATTTTCTTGAATTAAATATTTTGCTATTGAATTACTATCATCATATCCTAATGAAGATACCACTGAATCAATATGTTTCTGTATAAGTTCTTGATACTCTTTTCTTTTCAATGTTTTGAATTTATTTTCAAAAAGTTCAATATCATCTGTATGTATTTTCTCAACACTATCAAGATATTCTTGTGATGATTTTGGATTATATAATGAAGGATTTAAATAGAATTCATTATCAACTATTTTATACTTATATATATCATTTTTTAATTCTGGAGCTTCTTCATATCCATCTAATTGAATAGATGTTGTTGAAAAAACTTTACCATCTTTTTCTAAGTAATACATTTATACAACCTCCTTATATTTCATATTACCAGCGTTTGACCCACCGTTGTCTATTACATTTAGTGTAATTATACCATCATCTATAATAACTAACGGTGAATTATTAATATTATAACTAGAACTTTCACTTTGTACTAAAGAACGTGAATATATTTCTGCTGAATCTTTTAGCACTTTAATGGTTACATCTGGCACTGTATAAATACCTACTTCAGAACTAATATACCCTATTTTATTATTTGGAGTATTAGGAATATCTGAAGTTACTCCACCACCAACGTCATCAACTAGACTATATTCAACAGTAGTAAGTAAACCATCTATTATAGCTGTATCAATTCTATTTAGAACATCACTTGAACCAATATTGGAACTGAAATATGAAAATAATGGGACTGCTCTTGTATTAGTCTCAGAGAAACAATCAGACATAACAGCATCTGTAGCAAGAATATTGTTAAAAGAGTTTGTTCCTGCTCCTATACCATCAACAAAAGATTGAGTGTTTGAAAGTTCTATAAATTTACTCAAATAATTACTGTCAACTAAATCATTATTAATTTTATAAGAGAAACTTGTAGAATCTGTTGTCACTTTAGCCAAATCTTCTTTAATAGTAGCTTCTAAATTGTTTGTATTAATTATATCACCAATATTAGGTAAGTCAAGATAATTTGAAGCTCCATCACCAATTTTCATCATATTATTTTCTGTATCATAACAAATTTGTCCACTAGGAATCACAGGGTTATTTGAATTCCAGTTTGCTGTTGTATCTCTACGTTGTCTTACAATTACTGCCATTAAGCACCTCCTTGGTCAAATATCATATTATTAAAATCTAAAGTATTTACATCAAATCCTGATGAGTTTAATTCAGATAAAAAAACACCACTAAAATCTAAAGTAGTAGTATCAAATCCTGATGTATTTAATTCGGACAAAAGAATACTATCACGATTAAGTAATTCAGAAGAATTAAGATTAAATAATTTACTAGCGTCAAGTAAAGGCAATTTCCCATCACTATCCATTCTAACTAGTTCTGAAGGTCCGTTAAATTCATTACCTTGAGTAGTTATATCTAAATTTCCATCAACATCGGCTTTATTCCATCCGTAAGTAGTTTTTATATACTTTTCGTTAGAGTTACTTCTAATAACAGTTCCTATATCTAATCCATCTAATTGAGCTGCTGATGTTATTTGAGTACCATCAGAGTCAATAATGAATTTTTCATAAAATGCCATATATTATCCTTTTAATTTTATATTATTTATATAAAAATTATACATCAATAAATGTTAAATATCTATTATCAGTAGTATATAGATAATAATCATCAGAAGTTTGAATATATACTCCACCTGTTACAGTTGAAACAATAGTAAAATCATCAGACACATTATTAAAATCAAAATTATCTAAAATATTAAATTCAGAAGAGAATGAAACAGAGTCAGAAATTCCCAATGTATCGAACAAATCTTGAATAGATTCACCAATAATTTGTTGATAATCATGAACAAATCCAACAGGAGTGCTAAGAGGTTTGACTGTATTATCAAATATCTTTTTGTTCATACTTCCGGTAGATTTAATAACAAAAGGTTCAATTTCATCAATCGTTATATTTTCATATTTATCAAGATTATCAAATTTAAAAGACTGAATAAGATTATACATATATTCAATATGAGACAATTTACCTTTACGTTCTTTAAGTTCTTTAGATATAAGAAAAATATCTTCATTCATTAGAGAACTAACATCATCAAAAATAGGAGAATCCGGATAAAAATCTTGAATTCTAGACATAACATCTTGATTTTTCTTTAATTCGGTAAGAATATAGAATAAGTCACTTACATATATTTTCATAAGAGTTTCTTTTAACATATCATTATTAGAGTTAAAAATATTAATTATATCTATACTAACATTTGATTTTTGTTCAAGATTCTGAACAAATATTTTTATAGCATCTTTAAATAAATAAGTATTTTTAAGATTCTCAGGAAGAATACTATTAAATAGTTCGTATAACATTATAGAATCCATCCATCATTAAATTGATAATCTTTATCAAAGCCAGTATCAGAATTACCATCAATACTAGATATAACTAAATCATTACCGAAAGTTAAAGTAGTTGATATAACATCTACATTTAATGAGTAAGAATCAGATTTCACTTCACCTCTTTTAGTAGCATACATAGTAACAGTATCTTGAATTTGACTATTAGCATTAGGAGCTACATATATAAAGATACCTGCTTGACCTTGAATAATTGTTCCGTATTGAGCATCAATATAATAAGTATTCAGACTATCATAATTAAGAATTTGACCTTGTAATTGTTCATTTTTATTAACAGAAGTATCAGATAAAATAAATATAGGCATTTCAGTAACTTTACTAGGGTCGATACCATAAACAAAGTTAACTCTTTTAAGTCTAGGGATTACATTTTGAAATAATCTAAAGTTAGGTGACAAATATTTAATATAAGTATATTGAGGATTATCAAAGAATACTTTTCTTAAAGGTGTATTTTCATATACAGAACCAGATGTTGGATTTTCACCTCTAACAAATAGTTGAACAGATATATATTTTCTATAATCATTAAATATATTATAAACACCACAAACTTCACCATTATAAACGATATCAAAAGAAACAACATCTTTCATTATAGCATTATCTGGAACAGAATTAAAGTTAACAGATAAGTTACCTAAATAGAATGAACTATTAATATTAGGAAGAACTTCAATAATTATATTATTATTAGTATCATATATATCTTCAAAAGGTAAAGAAAGTGGTATAAAAACATCAATATCAGAAGAGTTATCATTTTCATAAGATAAATTTTTATTAGTAATAAGTAGTTTAGTTTTAACAGTATTAGTGAAACCTGTTACATCACTTAAAGACATATCTATTCTTTTTTCAATATTACTATGAAAATATTCATAACTAAATGATTCAACCGGTTCATCTTCATTAACACCTTCAAAATATTCATTAATAACATTAAATATATTTTGGTGAACATCATCTTTACTTGTTTTAATTATATATTTAAGAATATTAATAGTGTATTCAAAATCCATATAAATTGGATGTCTATTATTAAATTTAATAGTTGGAATTTTATAATTTTCTAAAATATCAAATACACCTGGATTTTGACTAAATTCTGGTAATAGTTTATTATAAGTAGGATTCTTAATTTCAACATCTTCAACGAACCAATTAGAGAGGTCATTAAAATTAGCAACAGAAAATTCACCTTCAGTATAATCTATATTATAAGTTCTTATTTTATTAGATGGAAGAAAAGAGAACCAAACTTCACCTGGTTTAATAGGTTCAACAACATCACCACCCCAAACTTCAGTATCACTTACAGTTCCGACTTTATTACAAATAGCTAAATAATCTTCTCTTGTTACTGCTCTATTAGCACTATTTCTAAACATAGGAGCATTAGTTTTAACACTTTCTAAAGATTCTTCTGATGACCCTTGATTAACTAAAACAATAGAAGTAATAGTGCTATTAGCAATACTATTAGAAAATACAGTATTATCAGTAACATCTATCATAGGTATAGTATCAGATTTAGTAACAAGAACATTAATATCTATTTTAGTTCCTGTAATTAATTCAGTACCATTTCCAAATAATTTAAAATATAATCTTGGAGTTTTAAATTCAATATTATCTTCTCTTAAGTATTGTTTATTAAGATTAGTTTCTTTATCAAGAACAGAAGATATAGATTCAGTCCATTGTTCATCTATTTTATCAACACCGAATTCATCAGTATAAGTTAAGAATACTTCAATACCTGATTCTTCAACATCTTTATAAGGAATATCTACATAGTATTGACCTTCTGTTGAAATTATAGATAAAGTAGAATAGTCAGATGATTTATATAATTTTCCTTCTTTAACTCTAATTATTTCTGTATGTCCTTCTGATACATTTGTTAAAGTTACACCATCTCCCATATAATAATAAGTATTTCCATCAGCAATGAACTCAGAATATTTAGGAATATAATGAGACCCAGCACTAAATGTTAATTCTAAATCATATTGATATGACACTTTATGTGATATTTCATAACCTAGAACTCTAGCATCTTGAAGAATATTATCACGTTTTTTAGCAAGAGGTAACAATAATTCATTAATATTTAATGCTGTATTAGTATTCAACATAGAAGTTAAATATGTCATAGCTGTTATTAATTGAGCGGTATTAGAACCTTCATATAAAGAATCATATCCCTTTTCTGTGAATTTTGTCTCTAAATCTGAGTATATTTCATCAAAATTAAATGGTATTATTTCATTAGCCATTAATTCTCCTTTATTTGTCTATTGATATATTAGTTCGTTCTGTATTAGTTAATCCATTAATACTATAGTTATATACAATACTTATAACTATTCTATTGTATTCAGGAATTTCTTTAATTTCAGTATCTTGTATTATAATTCTAGGTTCATATTTATTTAATGATTCTCTAATAAAATTTGACAATATAGACTTTGTTATATGGTCTATAGGATTAAATATAATTTTATGAATTTCAGAACCAAAATCAGGTTTACCTGGAACAGAATCTTTTGGTGTTAATAGTATATTTTTTATTGATTGATTAATGGCTTTAGAACCAGTAACATCAGTATCTATTTTAATATAATCTTTATACACAAACACTCCTAGTATTTATGTGTATTTATATTTTTAAGAAACTGATGCTGTATATGAAGTTGGAGTGGTACATTCAGGACCACTTAATTCTGTAATAGTCCAAATTATAGTTTTAACTTGAGATTCTATAAAAGAGAATAAATGATTATAAGGTGGATTTTTTTCAGAAGAAGTTAATCCTAACATATAAGCTTCAATAGGAGTTTTTATTTTAGAAGCGTCATTAGTTATACTAACTATTGTATTACCACATAATAATGGAGTTCCATGTGTAGTTTTAGCACTCCAATAATTTGAAATAGCACTAGCAAAATTTGATGCTGTTATTATATTATTTTGAACAGCAAAATATAATAAATCTTTATTAGCTCCATCTGATATAATTACTGACTCTTTATCACATTCACCAGATTGAGCATCAGCAAAATAAATATCTTGAAATTTTAATATGAACTCGTCTGAAGGATTAGGATAATCTACATAAGGAGGTTGTGAACCTCCTGGATAAACCATATTATTTTTTTGAGCTTCATAAAAATTAGCCATATTAGTTGAAACTGAAGAACTATTTAATCCCATTATTTAAATCCTAATGGAGAATTTGACCATGTAAAATCAGGATAATTAGCAGGACTCTTAGGGTCTGTTGTTGTTGGTGGTGCTGTTGGAATACCTAAATTTCCTATATGAACATGACTATCATATGTTGTTCTTAATATACTTAATCTTCCTTCACTATCTTCTATATCAGCACCTGAACGAATGTCTTTACTTGAAGTTATTCCACCTGAACTTGTTATATCTTTAGTTACAAGTAATCCTCCTGTTATTTTAACATCATTAATTATTTCTAAATTTCCATCAGCTTGTATCTTAAAATAACCTTTAACCTTAGAAAAGAAGTCCATATCTATATTTTCTTTAACACCACCATTAATATGCTCTTGTAAGTTATTCTTTATATTTCTTTTTACATAACCACTAATTAATTCATCAAGATTACCTTCTATATAACTTCTTACATTTTTTTCTATATATGAATTCACATCACCAGTGTAGATATAATGATTTTCTTCACCTGTGCTTTTTGTAACTATACTTCCATCAGGCTTTATTTCTATATAACTACCTGATTTATGATATGTTCTTATTCTTTCATTATCAGGTGTATCATCTATTTCTATAACATGACCAGATTTAGTTTCAAGAACTTGAACATTTGGATAAATTGATTTATCATTAAGTGAATCAGGTTCCTCTTGTGTAACATCTGCTTCTGAAATATCATCTTTTTCTTCTGTTTTAGATTTATTATCTATAATTTTTTGATGTATTGTTTTATAATCAGAATCTGAATCAGAAGAACTAAGTTTCTGTGCTCTTGCTAATCTATTAATATCAGGTTCATTTAATCTTTCTTTTAATGGGAACTCTTCATCAGGATCACTAAATCCTATACCAGATTTATATTTAGAAGTCTCTGTTGGATTTCCTGTAACTGTTCCTATTACAATAGAATCATTTGGATATTCTTCAAAATAATATAACCAAACAATAGTTCCTTGTGTTGGAATTTTTGACAATCCTATACCTGAATTTAACCCATTTTCAAGTGACCCCATACATTCTAACCATGGTAACTCACTAGATTTTACTGTATTGAATTTCTCATCTGAGAACTCATTATTCTCTGTATGAACACCTAATATTCTTACTCTAACTTTTCCATCTTTTAGTGGAGATTTATTGTCTTCAACTACACCTTTTTTCAATTCCATATTTTAGCCTTTTGGTTTTGTAAAATCTACTCGTTTTAATGTTAACTCTTGTACCATCTTTCCATTAATTAATATATCAGTTATTTTACTACATACATAAAATGATTGTAATCTAGCATCACCTTCTAGTAGTGTTGTATTACTATTTGCTGAACCTTTTAATTTTAAATATATTTTACTTAATACTGTGCTATACTTTATATTTCCACTTACATAAATTTGAACTAAATTATTAGAATTAAATGTATCTCTTAAGTTCTTTTTAATAATAAAATCATTGTTTTGAAAATGTTCAACTAATTGAGAACCATTTTGAGAGGCATAAGTTTGAACGTCAGAACTATCATAATCATTTAATTTAATATCATCATATATATCTATTAAGTTTTCATTAGTTTTAATAAAAGACTTAGTATCTGAGTCATAATAACTATTTATTCTAGACGGTAATTCCTGAGCATTCATTATATAATTAGAAGTGTGATTTCTTTCAAAAATATTAAAGAGATATTCAGATTTAAGTTCATGTTCAGAATAAGTTTTAAATTCTAAATCCGAAACATCAATGTCTGAAGATAATTTAGAACTAACAATATCATCTTCATTTACTATAATACATTCTGTTCTATATTGATACCATTTAAATCCTTCTTTTTTTAATTCATTATACATAAATTCAAGAAAAGATATATTTTGAGGAACTGTTATATTTTCATGAACTATTTTTGTATCACTGAACTTTCTATCTACAATATTAGGAATAGTTAATATAGAATCAAAATCAAAATGTTCCCAATATGTATCTATAATATCACTTAACTTTTTATTACTGAATGATTTACTAATATATAGATTATCTAAGGTATGACTTATATTATCTCTTAAATAGAACTTGAAGTGTTTCATTTTCTCATTAACTATTTGTTCATCAAATCTAGTTATAACAAAATCTCTAACAAAAAATTCATTAAACATATCCATTATATATATCTTAACTATATTATTTCCATTAAGAGGTAAAGAACTACCTAAATCATAATCATCTGAAATTATTAGTTCACCATTAATATCGAATGAATCAGTATTCCATTCCATTTTACATTTAATTAAGTTATCATTATTAATAAGAACATCATCTATACTAATATTAATTATCTTTAATATTGAAGCTTCATTAAAATAATTAGTCATTAATAATCCAATGTAGATAATATTCTTGTAAAATCTAATATTTTACTAGGTTTTATTATTTTTATAGTTCTATTTTCTTCATTAATTAAAGATAATCTTTCTATTTCTGTATCAATTAACTCTTGATAATATTCAGGGTCTTCTACAGACAAATCTATATTATAAGAACTATTATATCTCTCTATATTATCTTCTGCTTTTGTAGCAATATAATCATAATCATAAGTTAATCCGAATAATGGGTCTCTTTCATTTATTAGAAGTAATAAGTCCCAGTAAACAGTGCTATTATACAAATAGTATGAAACTCCTTCTATTTTTTCATTATCTTGAAGTGTATAATAATCAATATAATTAGTATCAGATAATTCTTTTAATGCCAATATTTTAGATACATCTTTACTTCTATAATCCATATGATTATCAATAATGTCATAATTTATTATTTTATTTTTCATGATTTATCCCCACATTTCAGAAGTCATCATTCTTCTTTCACCGAATGTTAATGTTAATCTTGTGTGTTTTAACATTCCATCAGAACCTATATAAGCCATTTGTCCACTAGCACCATATTGAACTTCTATATTTTTAATAACTAATCCATATAAATTAGTCATTGTATCTAAATAAGGATTAGAAAATTCTATGTCAAAAAAATGAGGTGACAAAATAACAGCAGATGAAACTACTGTTGATGGTGAACTAAATTTTTTAAGTGCTAATATTATATTAAGAATATTTTGAGAATCATTAGGATTATTAGGAATTAAATCAAATGAAAATGTAAAATCTCTCATAGTTGAACCTGTGTAGTTTTGATAGTAACTAGGGTCTACTAATGGTTTTCTCATACTCACTGAATCAGCAGCTTTTGATACTAATCCACTAATAACATCTACTTTTGGAACTTTTCCTGCTAACTTCCCAACTTTATTTTTATCTGAAAATATTGTATCTACTACTTTTGTAGCACCAGCAGATAATTCTTTAGCTATACCAGTTGCTTCACCCCATTGATGAGATTGTCTATCTGATAATTCATTAGGTAATGGTAAAGCAATAGTGAAAATCGTAGACACATCATCATCAAATTTATTTTGAATGTCTTTTTGATTAGCATGAGCATTTTCTAATGATGTTTTAGAAAATCCATCATCATATGATTTTGTTGTTTTTAGTAAAGATTCTTTAATCTTATCATATTTATGTGAAATTGTCTTACTTATATCATCAAAATTATCTATTTTAAGATTATTTCTTTTCACATGTATAAGTATTTTTCTATATTCATAAGAGTCCTCAGTTAAAATTTCAGGAAATACTATACTTGGAATTGACTTTTCTTTTTTTTTCATATTTAATCCTTAAATAATGCTGATATTGAATAAGATTTCTCTTCTTGTGTATTTATAGACACAGCACTATTATTATATAATGGTTGAGACAAATCTATAACTCTATTAAATTGTTTAGTGTTATTATTTAATGACATACTTTTATCATTAATTTCTATCTCTCTTGAATCTTTATTACTTTCTATTGAAGAATTTTTTGCTTTTATATCTTTAATATTGTCTTCATATGTTTTTACTATTTCTTTTAGTGCTTCTATACGAGATTCTATAGATTTTTTATAATTATCATCAGACTCATTTAATCTTTTTTCATTAAGATTTATATCAGATTTATATTGATTAATCTTCTTAGTATAAAATGCTACGGTTTCTTCATCAGTATTATCATATACTATACTATTTTCTATTTTATTTCTAGATAATCTAGGTGACTCTTCTAATACAGGTTTATTAAGTTTAGATTCAGATGTTTTAGATACTTTAGATATACTTTTATTATAAGGTGTTTTAGATATACTTTTAGTTACATCATTATCTTCTGATTGAACTATTTGTGTTGTATCATTATAATTAGGTGTTTTTATACTTTTAGTTACATCATTGTCTTCTGATTGAACTATTTGTGTTGTATCTATATTAGAATTATCTACATTTGAATCTCCATTCAAATCTCTTGCTAGAAGAGTAGCATCAATAGCTACTGAACCTGCTGTTCCGAAAAATGGTAACATACTAACAGCACCAGAAGCTACTTCTAATCCTGCTCCTTCCAAATCTCCATCCATAGCTCTACTTATACCAAAACCTATACCAGCTATTAATCCAGCAATAGGAATTTTCTTTAGAAGTGATTTTCCACCTGCTTTTGCTAATTCTTTTGCTATTCCCTTTTCAGCACCCTTTTCTATTACCTTCTCAGATATCTTCTTAACACCTTCTTTCTCAACAGATTTAGCTTCTTTAGATAACCCAACCATTGATTTAAGTTTATCAGGAACTATTCCTGATATAGCATTTGGAACTTTTTTAATAAGGTCTTTTACATAAGTTTTTACTTTAGTGAACATTCCTTTAACTTTTTCTACAACATCTTTAACTTTTTGAATACCTACTTTTACCTTCTCAATGGCCGATTTCATAAGTGATTTTACTTTATCATAAGCAGCAGTTAATTTAGAAATAACAGGTTTTAGATAATCCTTAATATGTTTAATAGCAGAAGTTCCTAAATTACTAAGTAATTTTCCTATACGTTTCATTAAACCGAACTTAAAAAGTTCTTTAACAAATTTAAAAGGAGTCTTAAGTAATTTAAATAAAAAATACCCAGCTTTCCCTAATAAATTAGATAACCAATTACTATTATCAGTTTCTTTAACAGTTTCTTTAACTTTTACATCTTCTTTTGGTGTTTTAGCAATGTCATGAGTCTTTACTACAGAATCTTGTTCATCTACCATTAATTCTCTAATAGATTTAAGTTCATTTCTAATTTCTACATTTGTTTCTGATAATTTCTTAACATCATCAACACTAGCCCATTGTTTATTACCTTCTTTTATTTCGTCTTTAGATAGACTATCTGTAATTATCTCAGCAGCATCATGTTCACCTATGGTATCTAAATGTTCAGCTGCTTTAATTTGAGTTTCTTTTATATCTTCAGGAGTAGCTACATCTTTATTTAATTTAGATTTAAATACATCTGATGTTTTCTTAGTATCTTTCTTTTCATTAGAATTCTTAGATATTTTCTTTTCTCTGTATTCAATAGAATAATCTTTTTTTTCAGCACCTGATTTTTTTCTTAACCAATTAGAAGCTTTATTTAATAAGTCATTATCAATTAATTCTGCTATTTCAGAACGAGTTCCAGATATATCTGAATCTATATTTTTTTTATTCTTTTCTAATTTATCTATTCTTTTCTGTCTATTAATAACAAATACAGAATTTTCAAGTTTACTAATTTTTTTAGAAGTTTTTTCTTTTTTTTGTTCTAATTTTTTAAGTTTCTTTTTAACAGAACTTAGAGTAGTTAATCCAATTATCATTTGTTAAGATTCTCCCTGGTTTTATTTAAAAGTTCGATAAAAATAGTTCTTTCAAAAGGTAACATATTTTCAACATCATCTCTAGTATAATGACTGAAAAATATTAAATCATTGGTACATTGATATAAACTTATTAATGTATCTTCTGACATATTTTCAATAACATATTTAATAGAACTAAAATCTATTTTTATAGAATTTTTACATTTATGACAAGTTTTAAATTCAGATAAATTAAATTTAGTTATTTCATTTTTTGTTCTTTCATATAATTCATCATATTTGTCTATATCTAATTCATCAATATCTATATTAATAAAATCTTGAAAATTATCTTCAGTTAGTTCTTTATAAGAATCTTTTATTAATGAATCTGTTATATTACTATCTTGAACTAAATTAGATATATTAATATCTTGTTCATTCACAGCATTACAATTATCACAAACAAATCTAATAGGAATTTCTTCACCAATAGAGATACTTCTTAACTTGTATAATATAATTATTTTTTCAGTATCTGTTAATTCAAAATCACATTGTATATTATCTTTCAAAATATTCAGACATCCATCTAATGTTAATTCTTCTGAAAGAGAAGAATATAATAATATATCTCTTTCAATTTTTGAATTATATGGTGTTAAATAAACAATTCTATCAGAATATTTGAATTTTAATTTCATCTAATGAACCACTTCTTAGGAAAGAAATCTGGAATATCATCAAATATATAATCTTCTTTAAACCCACAATGTGAACATGTAACTTCATTTTTATCATTTATTTTAAATCTCATTTCTTCCCACTTATCAAGAATTTGGTCAAATATATCTGTATCTAAATCTTCAAAATATTCTGTCAATTCATTAAATGATTTAGATGTATCTGAATTTATAGATTTAATATGTGCTAAAAAATCTATAAAATATATTTCACTCATATTTTCACATTCACTAATATATTTGTCATAGAATTCTTTTTTTAATGAAATATCTCCAATCTCTATATTAATATCATCTATAATAATATCACTATATTCTTTATATTCAGGTTTCAAAATGTCATCTAATTTATAAGTAACTGTAAAATCTTCTTTACATTTAGAACATGTAAAATTAAAATCTACGGTATCTCCAATTGATTCTTCTCTAATTTTAGTTAAAACATATCTGAACTCATCTGAACTTAATACTATATCATTATCTATACAATCATATACTAATGACTCTGATATTTTTCTTTCATCTATATTATCTTCATTTCTAAGTGAATCTATGAATTTTTTTCTATCTTTCACTTTCCATTTTCTGAAATTAATAGTGTTATCTCTTAATTTTAACTTGAATTTATAATCTGGTGTTTTCACATATATCCTTTTTTATTATTTATTTTCTTTTTTTGGTGCTGTGAACTCAAATCTGGTACATTTAAATCCTACTGAAAATTCAGCAATTTGAGCTTCTGTTGAGTTACTAAATTGAACTTTAGACACATTCTCTATAAGAACATCTCTCATTGATAAAAGTGTTCTATCCTTTTCATTAAGCCAATCTGCTTCCTTTTCAATAGTTACTGTGCTTTTAATTTCATCAAAATATGATAATCTTTGAACTTTATACATTTGTATGAACTTATTATATAATTCCATTTGATTTTTATCACGAAATGTTACAGAAAATCTATATAATTCATCTCGCCCATTATGAATTCTCCACTCGTCAGCTTGAAATACTTCTATTTGTGTATTTGTGAACTCAGGTGTATCTATTGAAATTATATTTAATTGAATGTCATCATTATCAAAATTAGTCCATCCAACATTTTTTAACAAGAAATCACTAAAACCAAAAATAACTTTAAAAGTGTTTATATAAGACCATCTTGTTTCATATGCTTGTTGTAATGAATTTGCTAAAGACATATAACCTCCTTTATTGTATTTATAAATACTATATTAAGGAGATATAAATGGCAACAGTTATACAAAATCAGATAGAACATGCTCTTGGAGATGGAGCCAGAGCGGCAAAATTTACATGTGGTGTAGTATTGCCAGCAAATAGATTTAAAGATGTAACAGCATTAAATACATTAGTTAAAACTTCATCATTTCCAGGAAAGACTATTGAGTTAAGCACTATAAAATATAAAGGTAGAGATATTCCTGTAAAAGGACAAGTTAAATATCAACAATCGTGGGAGTGTACCTTTTATATGACTGAGTCTCATGATTTAAAGATAGCATTTGAGACATGGATGGAAGCAATTGACCAAAAGCATAATTATGGTGATTATTCTTCAGATGACCCGAATGAAATAAAACAGATGAAAGAAAACATAAAAAAATTAAAACAGTATACAGAAACATTAGGAATAACACAATATAATTTTGATTTAGATAAACCAGCTGTTGAGTATACTTTACATAATTGTTTTCCAATATCAATATCATCAGTAGAAGTAAATTCTGAATCTGTAGGACAATTACAAGAGTTCACAGTAACATTTGCTTATACATATTATACTAATAAAATAAATAAAGATTTAGATAAATTGAATGCTGTTGATAAATTTAAAAAAGATGTCACTAAATTAGCAAAAGATTCTATTAATAATTTAACAGAAAATATAACAACTTCCTTAGAGACTAAAATATCCCCAGCAAATACACTACTTGAAGAAAAATCAAAATCTTTAATAGATGGTGTACCAGATAGTCCAGATGATTTTGGTATGAGTATGTTTAAAAGTAAGGATAAATAAATGAGTGGATTTACAATATCTAATCTTAAGAAACACTTAGGACCAGGATTAGGATTAAGAAAAAATAAATATTTGTTAGAGATACCAATTCCAGGTGTAGAAGGACAAGCATTAAATGTTCTATGTAGAAGTGCGGGATTACCTGAAAGAACTATTAATGTTACACCTGTATATCATAAAGGAAGAAAATATAATATACGAGCTGAAACAAATTATACAGGAACTTATGAAATATCAATAGTAGATGATTCTAAAATGAATATAAGAAAAGCATTCGATAAATGGTTAGAAAAGGTTGATAATTCAAAACCTAGAAATTCAGGAATATTAGGTGCTTCATTTGAAAAAATAACAGATAATATTAAAAGTGCTGTTGAAATTGCTAATAATTTAAAAACTACATTAGAAAATGATGGAGGTGCTTCATTTTTCTTAGGATTTTTAGATGAAGGAAATGCTAATTCTGGTGCTAAATATCAAACAGATGTTAATATATGGCAGTTAAGTGCTAATAATGAGAAAGTGTATGGATATAAATTACAGAATTGTTTCCCTAGCGAATTAGGAATAGTAACACTTGATGATGGTGATGAAAATACTTTAAGTGAGTTCTCAGTAGTTTTAACATATTCAGAGTTCATCCCTCTTGAAAACAAATCATTTTTAGAAAAAACAATTGGAGATGTTCTTGGAGATAATGTTACTGAAAGTATATCTGGTGTTGAAAATCTATTTGATTAATATATAAATAAACTAAAATAATATAAGGAAGAAATATGCCAAATAAATTAGCTGAATTAAAATCTGCTATAGGTGCTGGTGCTAGAGCTTCAAAATATAGAATTAATTTCTCTATTCCAAGCACAGTTCCAAACACAAGTAATTTACAAGATGCTGATGCTTTATGTAAAGCAACTCAATTCCCAGGTATGACTATCGGTCAAATAGAAGTATGGGGTCAAGGTCGTAAATTAATTTTACCAGGAGATACTGCGTATGAGAACTCTTGGACTGTTAGTTTTTATTTAACAGAAGACCACGGATTAAGAAAAGATATGATTTCTTGGATGAAGTCTGCTGACCACTTTCAAAATAATCAACATTCAGGTAGTCCTAGTGAAGTTATGGGAGAACTAAGTGTTGAACAACTTGATTCTGCTGGTAATCCAACTGCTAAATATACATTTCATAATGTATTTGTATCTGAAGTAGGTGCTGTTGAAATTTCTGATGAAACAGTTGATACTGTATCTGAATTCGATACTACATTTACATTTACTGATTGGGTAGTTGGTGACGGTGAACTAAATGACCCATTATCAGGAAACTCAGCAACTGAAAATGCTATAGCTGAATAATTAAGTAAGAGATTTTCTCTTGCTTAGTCTTAAGAAACTTAATGAAAACATTAGAGTTCATTAAAAAAGCAAATAAAATACATAATAATAGATACAATTATTCAGAAGTGAACTATATTAATAGTAAAACTAATGTAAAAATAATATGTAGTATTCATGGAGAATTCTTTCAAACACCTAACAATCATCTAAAACCTCAAAATTGCCCATCTTGTGTTCTTCAAAATAGAAAAGATGTCTTCATTCAAAAAGCTACTGAAAAGCATAATAAATACGATTATTCAGAAGTTAATTATATTAATAGTAAAACTAATGTAACTATTATATGTCCTGAACATGGAGAATTTCAACAAACTCCTGAAGCTCATTTAAAATCAATGGGATGTAAAAAATGCTCATCAAGAAAATCTAACACTAATGAGTTCATTCAAAAAGCAAATAAAATTCATAATAAATATGATTATTCTGAAGTTAATTATATAGATGCTAATACTAAAGTAAAAATAATATGTCCTGAACATGGTTCATTCTTTCAAACACCAGGTTCACATCTTAATGGTTCATGTTGTTCTAAATGTTCTAATGAACAAAAATCTTCACTCAATTATATCAAAAAATATACACTTAATCCGGACTTAGGAAATAAATTAGGTATTTTTTATAAACTTAAATTTATACATAAAAAATTAGGATTTGAATTTATAAAAATAGGTATAACTAGTAAATCAATAAAACAAAGATACAATTATAAGTATAATGAGTATAAATACATTATATTAGAAGAGCATAAGGTTACGAATTTAGAATCAGCATTAATGGAAAGAGATTTTATTATGACAACAAAATTAGAAAAATTTAAATTTCCTGATAATGTGAAAAAATTCAGTGGATATACAGAATGTTATAAGGTGGAATAAATATGATTAGACTCAATACAGACATAATTAAAGAAAGATTTATTAATAAACATGGTGATAAATATGATTATTCATTAGTTAAATATGTAAATTTTAATACTAAAGTTGAGATAATATGTAAAATTCACGGTTCTTTTTTTCAAAGACCAAATTCTCATAAAAATGGGGCAGGTTGTCCTAAATGTGTTGGTGTTGGAATTACCGTAGAAGAAAAAATAAAAAAACTTGAAAAAATACATAAAGAAAAATACGATTATTCTTATGTAAGAAAATTGTCAAATATAACAAATCAAACTAAGATAGATATAATATGTCCTGAACATGGTAAATTTAATCAACGTTATGTAATTCACAAAAATGGGTGTGGTTGTCCTAAATGTGGTGGTTCAATACCTCCTACTACTGAGGAATATATTAAAAGATTGCCTGATAGTTTTTTAAAAAAATATAATTATGATAAAGTTATATATGAGTCTGGAGCTAAAAATATCATAGTCACATGTAAAGAACATGGAGATTTTTTAGTCACTCCTAGAAATCATATTAAAGGAAATGGTTGTCCTAAATGTGTTGGTAGAAAATTAACAAATAAAGATATAATTAAAGAATTTAACAATATACATAAAGAAAAATATGATTATTCATTAGTTGAATATAATAGAGCAACTACTAAAGTAAAAATTATATGCCCAAAACATGGGATATTTGAACAAACGCCTTCTTCTCATAAAAACGGGAGTGGTTGTCCTAAATGTAAAGAATCTAGAGGTGAGACTCGAATAAGATTATTTCTAGAATATAATAATATAGAATATAAACAAGAATTATTTATTCATTCAGATAAAAATAAGAGAACAGGTAGTAAGTTTGATTTTTTTCTTCCTGATTTTAATACTTTTATAGAATTTGATGGAATTCAACATTTTAAACCTATTTCATTTTTTGATGGTGAAGAAGGATTTATAAAAAGAAAGAAAAAGGATATAGAAAAGAATGAATATTGTGTTAGAAAAAAACACAATTTAATAAGAATTCCTTATATATTTCTAAATAGAATAGAAGACATATTAAATTATAAATTGGGGTTAAAATGAATTTAAAATCTATATTAAAAAAAATATCAAAAACACTAAAAGGACAAAAGGAATTAACACCAAAAGAGTCACAAGAGATGATGTCAAATCTCATAAACAAAAATGCTAAAACTCTTTCAATAAGTGATTTTAAACCAGGAACATTATTAACATTTAAATATAATGCCAAAGATAAATCACAAATATATGATAAAACACCTTTTGTTATGGTAATAAAACAAACATCAAAATATGTTCTCGGGGTAAATTTTCACTGGGCTCCAGTAAAAAAAAGATTAATTCTTGTAGAGTATATTTTAAAACAAAATTCTAAAAATATAAGAAATAACAATTCATTGAAGATTAAATATCATGACCTTAAGGGAGCATTAAATACTATAGGGATGTATCCTGTAATAAGATTATATATTAAAAAGAGAATAAGTTCAAAAGGAATTATTGTTCCTGATGAATTAATTAGACAAGCAGCCAAAATGAAGTCTGAAACATTCACTCAAGGTAGAGCTAGTTCAACAACATTATGGAGTAGAGCAGTTCAAAAAGCTAAAACAACTAAGAGAAAATTAACAACATAAAATCTAAAAAGTAAAATTATAAATAACTTAAATAAACATAAAGGTTAAAAATGGATAATCAAATATTAAGGGATGTTGAAGATAAGAAATTTACAAATTTTTCAAATTCAGTTAAAAGGGAATTAAGAACTAAATTAAGTTCAAATCCTAGTATAGAACAGTATAAGTCAGATTATGACAAAATACAAGATATGAAGAATTTGTTCAGTAAAATATCTACATACAATGACCGAGAAATTGAAGAGCCAAATAATACAGAGGATTAAAATATGAAACTGATATATGATTCAAATGAGTGCTCATTCGAGCAAGAACTTTCTGAAGGGTTAGATAAGAAATATGTGATAAAAGGTGTATTTAGTTCACCTGGACAAAAGAATAAAAATGGTAGAATTTACCCATTATCATTATGGGAAAGAGAAGTAGCAAAATATCAAGATGTTATTAAAAGTGGGTCATCTAATTCTCTATTAGAACTAAATCATCCTCCACGTTCAAATGTTGAAATGATGGAAGCTGTTGCTAAAATGAGAAAATTATATATGAAAGATGGTAAGGTTTTTGGAGAGGCAGTATTACTAGATAATCCAAAAGCAAATCAATTAAAAACATTAATAGATAATGGTATTAAAATGGCTGTAAGTTCAAGAGGATTAGGAACAGTTGTTGAAGGTTCTGTTAAAGATTTCAAACTTATAACATTCGATATTATTCCTGACCAAGCACAATCAGACCATGCTGCTGAAATGATGGGTATTACTGAAGGTGTATTAACAGATAAAGAATTTGAAGTTGATGACTTAGGTAATATTAATGAA